CTAGCCATTACATCACGCATAGCTTGTCGATACTCTTTAGAAGTCGAGCCATTAACAATAAATACTATCCCTAAATCTTCTCTTGTCGCAGGGTGCTTTATATGCACCTCAACCTCATTAAGAGGCTTTAGTGTTGTTAAGTCTATCATTATGCGATATCTTCTACGATGTCACTATCTATTTCAAAAGCTACACTTGCAGTCTTAATAGACTCTGAAGCTACACCTTTTCTATAACTCATTACTTTACCTGTGAAGTAATCAATATCTCCATTTTGATGTGTAATCTCAACTGAAATACTGTTATCACTATCAAGTGCAGTAAGTAGTATCGCTTGACCAGCATCAGCAGGAACACTTGCCATTTGTAAAGCTAGTGTGCCGTTATTGTAGTTACCTTTAAACTTATATGTTTTACGGTCTGCAATAGGATTGTGAGTAATAAGGTTGTATTCCTTGCCGTACTCACCGATATCTGTAACCTCGCCTGCTGCTGTATATGTTAATAGTGCAAACCCTGCAACATTATAAGTCGCAGGTAATGCAGCAGAAACTTTTATGGTTGTTCCACTTGTACTTGAAGCTGTTGTTGCCATTGCTTCCTCCTTAATTATTCATTTTAAAATAAAACGGTACTGAGACCGCAACTAAATAACGATCACCGTCCACACCTAATTGAGTTATCGTTGGTGTTTGAGTAATCTTTATCACTATTGTATCATTATCATTATTAGTTAGTATTGTACCTTTTTTAAAGTGACTTCTAACTGCGTAGGCTTTATCTTCTACTGTTGTAGCACCTCTATTTGAAGGGTACTTTAAAGTGATCTGAAATATGCCTTGCTCTATATATTTATCACCCATAGCCAAAGTATAATCATTTGGCTGTGAGAATAATACATTTACAGATTGATATGGTACTCCGCTGGTAGGAGTGAAACTCACATTTTCATACTCTGTTGGAAAGGTATTATCTAAATTATATAGATGTGTTTCCATTGCTTGTCTGAGGTTCATTTAGCACTCCTATCTACAATTTGCTGAAACCTTATGAGGTTTTTTCGTACCATACCTTTTGGTGCTTTTTCTTTACTTTTACCATACTCTATACCGACTGCATAGGGTAGGTTATTGCTAAGAGTGATTGTATCTCCAATATTAAAAGCGTTTGCGTTTGCAACAGCTAGTCCTATTGCCAAGCCTCCTGTTTTATCAACATCATCAGTAGTTGCCTCGCTGAATTTGTTTATAGCAGGAAACCAATTATTTATAAGTCGGCCTTTAGCTACGGGTGTATCTTTGATTATAGAAGTTGAAAGGCTTATAAATGTTTTTTTAACTACTTGTTCCATCTTTTTCTCAGTCTTAGCTGTAAACTTAGATAGATCGAGTTTAAAACTCATCTTATAACACTCACTAATCTATGTAATGCAATTAGCTCACCCGACCATACAGGCATATCAGATTTTATTGAATAAGTCACATCACCAACATCTATACTATCACCGCTTTCAGCATCTACGCCTAACTCTTTAGCAGATACAAGTATTACTGCATCTTTAACATCTGCTAGCCCTGCTTGTATTTCCCCCGATGTAGGCTTATCTATGTAGCAAGTAATAGGGTAAGTTGTTGTAGTAATAGGCACGTCACCCGTTACGGGGTTATATATACCTTCTACGTCTTTTTGATATGTTGCGACTTTGCCAAACTTTTGTAATAGCTTTTCAGCTGTTGCTCTAGCCTTAGTATCAAGTGCGCCACCCATGCTACGCTCTTAACACTTTTTTAGCTGTACTTCCATATCCTAAAAGGTATGGTTTAACAAGATTATAAACTAGAGAGTATTGAGTCTTTTGATCAGCATACTCTGAGTATTTAACCTTAATACTTCCGACTTGCTCCTCTACGGTTCTCTGCTCAAGATCAACTAATAATGCACCGTCTATTGCTTTTAAAGCTAATTCGCATACACTATTTTTTAGTCTATCAGGATAAACAGTATCGCCATCAATTACACGAGGGAATGATAAAGATTGAGTATCTAAAAGTAGATCGCCTTTCCAAGACTCACTATAAACGGCTTCGATGTAGCTCATAGCTAAAACAGTATAGTTTTCTTTGACTGCATCTGTACCCGTCCAAGTAGTTATTCCTCTTGCTAAGAAGTAAGCATCGGCATAAGCAATATCAATATAGCTCGTTGCGTTTGATAACCCCTCACCACTTTCAATTATTAATGCCATACATTACCTCTTTAAAATTTAATATCTGCGTGTTTTGGCGCACTATTTGTTTTTGCTGTTTGCTTTTTAGGCTTCTCTTTGAAAAAGTTACCCGTCTTAATCCATTCTTTTTGATCTACGACATGAGGAACATCATATTCCTCACCGTTCTTATCATAAAGCAACATGATTATACCTTGCTTATAAATGCCGTATATGTTACCGCTGTAGCTGTTGTTCCTGTTTTAGTAGCAGTTACTCTAAAGAAGTCTGCGCCACTTGTTAAACGATTTACTTGCTCAGAAGTAAAGCCGATTTGATACTGTGCTGCTGTAGCAGGTAAAACAATAGTCTCACCAACTTGTACATAAGTACCACCTACTGCATCTGAACATTCAAGAGCAAGTGAGTAATAGTTAGAGCCATCTACTGTACCCGTAACTACACCTGCATTAAGAACTGCAACATAATTTGCACTACCAATCGAAAGTCCGTCAATATTAACACCTGTACATGAAGCTGTAACTGATACCGCTTCGTCCTCTGCGATTAAACCTAATGCATCAAAAGTTTTATTACTCATTTTCTACCCCTTACGCTGTTACAGCAGCATCTGTAATATTTTTAAGTCTTGCAGCAGATTTAGGCGCAAATACACCCATACCTGAATACCACTCGACACGTGTTCTAAATGCAGGCTTAGTTTCAAGTTCACCCATATCACGAACGTCCATACCACCATTTTGTAAACCTGATACCATACCTTCACCTAAAGATACTATATATACAGAAGTAGTAGAGCCTGTTTCAGTAAACCCTAAAATATCAGTATTGTTGTTATCTTTATCAGCGATTAAAATAGGAAGATCGTTATACATAGTAATTTGGCGACCAAACTCATCTTTAGAATAAGTGATATCTCCACCTACTGCTGTAGTACGTGCAGCAACTGTTAATCTACGTCTTACTGATTTGCTCATTATAATATGAGTTGCACCATCAACGGCATCAATAGCCTCATCAAGTTTTGCAAGTGAAAGACCTGCTCCCGATGCGTGATTTTCAATTAAAGCATCACCTGTTAAACGTACTTGTAAACCGTCAAATTCACGAGGGTCACTTTCATTATCACCTTTGATAAATGTACGCGTCCAAGCAAGTGAAAGTGCTTTAATTTTCATAGCTTCTTGAGTAGTTCTTTGATCTCCACCCATTGTATCGACAATGAATTTATCAACATCAAGATCGCCACCTGCGATAGTTAAGCTTTCTACTTTAGGGTTGATAATCCCTGTGCTTTCAGTATAAGACTCATTTACACCACGAAAACCGATTCCCGGTAATGTTTCTTCTACGTTATATTTAAGTGAGTTACCACTAATTCCCTCAAAAGGTAATGTTCTAAGAATATCAGAAGTTTCTGCAAACTTCATCATTACACCTGCTTTGTAAACGTCACCGCTGTTTAACTTAGCAGCTTCTAAAAGTGTTAATGCCATTTTTTATCTCCTATGCTTTTTGAGCACTTCTGCCCTGTTTCATTAATTCCGTAGCACTCATACTTCCAATATCAATATGAGTTCCACTGCCTTGATTACCGCCTGTTGCACCACCGCCATTATTAGCAGGTGCAGCAATAACCGACTTACCCTCTGACTCTTTCCAGCTGTCGATATACTCGCTTAATGGCTTGTCATCAATCATTGCTTTAAAAGAGCCGTTATCCTCTACAAGTTTAGCACGTTGTTTCAGATAGCTTTTACTCATTTCTAAGAACTCAGGCTTAACACCTGCTTTACTTAATGCCTCTACTAATCCATTGTCAATAAGTACATTTTGAAGTGTACTATCTTTTTGATTTAAAGTTGCACTTAGCTTTTCAGTTTCACTTTTAAATTGCTTTTGAAGTTTAGCAAATTCGCTCTTCGTATTGTCGAGCTCATCTATTGTTGCTTGATACTTCTCGTAATCTACTGCCTCTTTGTTTTGTGCTAGTAATTTACGCTTTTCACTTAAAAGCTCTGTGTTTTTGGCTTTTAATGCCTCAATGCCCTCTTTTGCTTCTCTTAGCTCTGCTTGAAGTTGCTCTAGTTCCATATTTTCCCTCTGGGTGATAAACTTGATAAGGC